GCTCGATCCCTCGGCATAAAAGACGAACGGGCCGCCGCGCTCCTGATCTCCACCGATCCAGGCGATCCCGTTGCCGAAGCGTACCGCGGACCAGGGCGCCCGGCACCCCCAATGGATGGTTTGCGAAGCATTCCGCTGGAACGGGAACAGCGCCGCGCCGGTATCCAGCCAAACTTCGAGCGAGCATTCGTCGCCGCCGATGATGAGCTGCTGGTGATCGGCCTTGATAAACGCGATATTGTCGGGATAGCCTTCTTTTTGCGCCGTGTCGGCCGCGTCCCAGGTGGTCCCATCTCCGTTGGCGGAGATATAGAAATTCTTGCTCGCCGGCTGTGCCACCACGAAATACGTGTCGATGTAGGTGCCCGTGAAGGCCGAGATGGGAACGTTGGCGCCGTAGGGATATGGACCACCCGAGATGGCCCGGCTGCTGATCGTTAAACTCTTTCGGTCCACCGCGACGGCCGTGACTGAGTAGTTGGTCCCATTGATGTTGATGGCCGCTTCGGCAAGATTCGCGGGGAAGGGGTCCCCGGTGAGAAGCGTGACGACGGAGAGCGGGGGCGGTCCCGAGGCCTCGACCCGCACAGTGCCGTTGCAAGCGTAGCCCAGCCATGAAACGCCGCTCTGCACTCCGGCGCTCGTGTAAAGGGTGATATCGGTTGCGTCGGTGACGGCCTGAATCTGATACGTCACGCCGTTGATTTGAATTAGTTGGTCCGGCTCTAAATTAAAGAACTGGCTGCCGCTGTCCCAGCTCACGGCGGTGCCGGCCGTATCCACAGTCCCGGAACCCGCGTTGAAGTAGATCAGGACCGGCCCCAGGCCGCTGTCGCAGTATACGTTGCCCGCCGAAACGATCAATACCTGAAGGCCGTTGGCCAGGATGGTCGCCGGATTGCCGTCGTTCCCCACGGTGGTGGCTCCGGCTTTGGCGGAATTGTTGCTGTAAGTTCCATCGGAGAACACTTCCACGAAAGAACTTCCCGCGACCGCAAACAGCCGGTATTCGCCCGCCCACATGCCGCGAATCGGACCCAGCGCGCTGAGATCGCAAAAGACCGTCAATCCCGGCGTCCGCTTCATGACGATAGGCGAACGTCCGGACTTGGTTTCGTCCACCTCCAAATACCAGTTCACGAGATCCTGGCAGTCGGCCGAGACGGAAGCGAGAGTATAGGCGGGACCGATGAGGGGGAAGCGTGCCATGGGAATTTACTTAAGCGGCGCGATTCGGCTGCGGCTGCGCCGGTTGTGGCATCGCCGCCAGCTCCTCGGCCAGTCCGGCGATGGGAGGCGCGTTCACCCCGCTGATGGCTGCTTTCGCCTGCATGGCATCGCGCATCAAGTCCTGAGTCACCGGCCTGCCGAACATGGGCGCCAGCAGCACGGCCAGATTCTTGACGATGGCCAGTTCGTAGCCCGGCGGCAGATCGAAGGTCGCGGCCAGAGAGGCGAACTGCGCCAGTTGCGTCCACACGAACAGCTCCACCGTGGCCGCCGCATTGGGAACCGGCCAGAACCACAGAACGCCCAGCGGGTAGGCCGCCTGATACCAGAGTTTCAACGGCAGCGCGGCCAACCGGGAGCGGCCCGGTTTGGCGCTGAATCCAGCCTCGTCCACCAGTTCGAGGCGCGACACGAAGCGGCCGGCAGCCGTGATGATATTCGCGTTGCGGATGGCGATGGGCCGCGTGGTATTGAAAACGCCACCGTTCCCGATGGTGTAACTTTGCTCGCTGGGGGTGAGCAGGTTGGTAAACTGCGTCACGGCGTAGACCAGCAACCGGTCGGTGCTCCAACTCGGAACCAGGCGGTTGAGCGCGTTGAATCCGTCGTTGAGTTGATCGGTGGAGGGCGCCTGGCCCGGCCAGATCAACACCAGCTCGCGGAAGGCTGCCGTAACAATATCCTGGGTTTGCATGGTCGTCACCTGGTCATGGCATTGCCGGCATCGGGCGGAATGGGAACAGCGGTACCGGAGGCCTGGACTACTTCCGCGTTGCCCGGTCCCGGGGGTGCGTTGTTGGCGCGGATCGAGGCCTTCGCCGCGGCGGCTTTATTCAACAGGCTCTGCGTCACCGGACGGCCGAACATTTCGGCAATCGAGATCGCCAGGTTCCATTCGAGGGCTTCGGCGTATCCCGGTGGCATGTCGAAGGTGGTCGTCAGCCCCCCGGGAGGTTCGCCGAATTGTCCGAGTTGCTCCCAGGTGAAGAGTTCCAGCATGCCGTTCGAAGCCGGCCAGGGGTTGAGATACAGCGATCCGTTGGGATAGTTCCCGTCGTAGTACAGCCCCTCGGGAGGATCGCCGACGACGCTCTTTTCGATAATCCTGGCCCACTGCGCGACGGTGAGAATCTCCAGCGCAAAGGTGAATCCGGAACTGATGATATTGGCGGCGCGAATGGATACCGGGCGAGGGGCTACGAAGTCGGCGCCCGCGCCCTGCCCGATGGCGTATGGCGCGTATGGCGATGCGCGGCTCCCGGTCACGGCGTAGACGGCTTCCTGGACGCAGAAGATATTCAGGTACTCCGTGTCCCACAGAGAGATCAACTGATTGAGCTTGGTGAGACAGTCCGCGGACTCCGCCGGCTCCAATGAGTCGCCGGCCGCGAGGACGCGGGCGTCGAAGGCCGCTAGGTTAATGAGATCTTGGGCTTGCATGGGAAGGCTCTGCTAAAACGGGGGGGGAATCGGCGTAGAATGGGAATCAGCCGGGCTATCGATCCGGCAGGAGAAAACCTTTGACTAACGTTCAGCTTTACCTGGCGGTAGGCATATGACCATCGACGAACGTCTGGAAGCTCTTACCACGCACCTGGAAATCCTGAGCGGCATGCACCAGGACCTCGAGAAGAAACATGAATCCCTCGCCGGAACGCACGAGGACTTCGAGAAGAAGATGACGCAGTATTCCGCCAACGTGAAAGACGCCATCGCCCGGTTGGCGAACGTCGCTGGGGCACACGACGAAACGCTCGAAGATCACGAGATCCGTCTCAAGGATTTAGGCGGTTAACGGCCTCTACGGTGCGTACTCCACGTGCGTGGAGCGTTGGGGTGATGCCCTCGGGGACGCTTACGTCAAGAGCGCCCCACCTGCTTCAGTCCGCTTTCTTTTTGCCCAGCGATCCAGCCGGCCTTCCGCGTCTCCGCGCAGGCGCAGCGCCGGATTGCTCCGGATTGCCCTCGGATTGCTCGTCACTGCCCTCCGGTTGCTCTTCTTCGCCCTGGTCTTCCGTTTCGAGCGCCCGTTTCAGCACTTCGAGTTCCAGCGCCAGCGCATCGCGTTCGGCCAGCAGCTTGTCGAAGGCGCTGTCGAACTGAGCCTTCAGTCTCTGGCAGCACTCCTGCAGGACAGGCTGCACCACCACGGGCGGCCACGGCCTGTCGCGCCACTCCGGCCCCTCCGGCTCCTGGTCGGGATTGTGGATGAGGCGGGTTGCGCCGCTCTGGTGATAACGATGCGAAGGGTAAAAAGACATGCGAATTTCCTTTATCTGCGGCCTGTGGACCAGCTATTGGAGTAAATGTTGTAGCTTCCGCGATCGCGGAGCCCCAGGGCTCCCGATTCGCACTGCGCCAGCAACACCGGGGCGTTGGCGCGCTTAATCATGGCGTAAGACGAGATGGCGCGCTCGACGGAACTTTGCGCGATCCGCTGCCGTTCGGGATACCGCTCGGCCAGTTGCACCGCCAGGTTGTACTCCATCGCCAGGGTGTAGCCGGGCACCACCACCAGGGGATCGTTTACGGTGAGGAACTGATTGACGGACTGCCAGAGATACAACGCCATCTGGTAAGCCACGTTCGGAACGGCCCAGAGATTGACGATCCCGTTAGGGAAGGACGACTCGTAGTACAACTTAGTGGGCGTGGCGGAAGTCAGCGACTTGGGCGATAGCGCCTGCCACTCCTGTTCGTTCAAGACTTCCAACGGGACTTCGATATTCGGCGTCACGTTGGTAAAGACGAAGCTCGCGCGGTCGATCCGCACCGGCCGCTCGGCGGCGATGTCGGCCCCGGCCCCGAATCCGATGGCGTAGGCGCCCTGGTTGGGCACCAGGGTAAAGAGCGTGCGTTCGATGGCGTACACCGCCAGCCGGTCGATCTTGAGCCAGTCCAGCCAGTCGTTGAGGACTTGCAGGCCTTCGGCAGCTTCCGCCGGGGCCAATGTCTGTCCCGGCGCCTGCATTAAGCCGGCGATGCGGAAGGCCACCGCGATGAGATCGCCTACGGTAGTCAACCCGCTGCCGGGAGCAATGCTGTTATAGCGGTAGGAGGCAAGCTGGGCGTCGGTAACGAGCGGAGCCGGGTGTCCCGCCGTGTAGGTGACCGTCGAACCCGCCAGGGTGTAGTCGGCTCCCTGGTCCTGCAGCATCCCGTTCAGGAACAATTGCAGGCTGGTTGTGGGATTCGGCGCGAAGGCCAAGGCGAATACCTTGTTGACGCCGTTCTGCGTGCCTGTAAGCGAAGAGGGATCGACAAAGACGATGGACATAGAAACGGTCTATTCTGAGGTTGAAATGAAGCAAAATATTATTGAAAACATGCCCTCGCCGTTCGGCGGAGGCCAAAGCGTCCTGACGTTGGCGTGCGGGCATCTCTGGAGTTGGAAGTCGCCTCCGGAACCGCCCCCGCAGATCGACTGCATCCACTGCGAGCGGCGTTGGGGAGATGGCCCCTTCGACACGCCGGAGTTGGCGCATTTGGACACTGCGGTGCGGAACCTGAGACGCAGCCGGCACGGTCTGGGACCTTTACCGTCTACGGATCAGTGATTGGTCCAGGTGCCGGAATTTGAGGGAGCGGGGAAGGTATCGGTCTGAGGGGGGGCCGTCTTGGTGCTGGAATCTCAGTTGACGACGACGATGCGGCGCTTCGACCCGCCTACGGCCTTCATGAAGGCAATGCCGCTTTGTAGCCCATAACCCCCGCTCGGCCCGCTGATGGTGACAGAGACGGATCCGGCGCTCACGGACATGTTGTCCACGACATTCACGACGTTGTTAGGGTCTGCTGCTCTCACCGTCCATCCGCTGGTGGAGGTGGCGGTTCCGCTACTGCCATTGCTTCCGACGATGGCGATGCCCAGGTTGCCGGACGTATTGTTCGTGCCGGAGATCGAGTAGGGAACCGTGGCTCCACTCACGGCGCTGGAGCTGCCGTCCTGGGCTATCGTACCCGTATTGGCATACTCGGCCACTACGACGGAATCATATCCGCTGCCCGAACAACTTGGCGTCAACGTGAGCGTTCCCGACGACCCATTGGCTAAAGCCCAAAACGCAGTGCCGCTGGTATTGCTGGCGCCGGACAGAGGAACCAGCACAGTCCATGTGCGGCTGCCGGTGTCGGAGATGGTGAAACTACAACCGCCGACATACTGCACCAGCGCGCCGGCGATCAGAAGGTGCCCGCTTGCTCCTGTGTAGCCGATGGTTACCCCGGAATTCCCCGAGTTGTTACCCGCGCTGGCCACATAAGACCAGCTCGCGAATGCAGGACATGCGAGGAGTCCCAATGCGAATAGTATCTTCATGCCTAATTCACCGTATAATCGATGCTGCAATTCAGCGCGGTGGGAGTGCCGCTCATCGACGTAATGGTCAGGACCACCGGGGCATGCGCCGCAATCGCGCAGCTCGACGTCCCGCCGCACTGGCCTGACCCATTCGCGAAGGTTGAAGTATTGGCGCCCCCTGTTATCGCCGTGAGATCCGAGCCGAGCAAATGCGCGCCACTGTCCGTCCCGATGGTGCCCTCCGCGCGCTTGTCTAGATTGATCACCACATTCGTCGATCCTTGGACCGCGCAAAACACGCGTGTCAAGACGATTGCCGTGGGCGGATTGATCACCAGGATCAACCCGGAATCCGATGTTGCCGGCGCCAGGTCCGTCATCGCCGCCGTCCGCGTCTGCAAGTGCGACAGGGTTGTCGCCTGCACCATCTGCCAGGAATTGCCGCTCGAATCCAAACATACCTGGGCACTCCCTCCCGATGTCGCGAAATAGCAGGACACAAAGCCGCTAGCCGGAGTACTGGGAGCGCTTCCCGTCGCCCCTGACACCAGCCACGGCCCACTAGCGGTAACGCTCAGCATCTTCTTCCAGCTATTGGTTGCATAGCACCACCATTCGTCGCCGTTGGTCGAATCAATGTAGGTGTGAATAGCACTCGTAGTGGGTGCCGTGCAATTGGCGCTTGGCGCGCCCGCCGCCACGGCGTCCACTTGATACGCGCCGCCGCCAGAATTGAGTTGCTGTGTCCATGTTCCTGAGTTGCACTCCCATATATTCTGGCCTGCGATTGATCCTGTTACGAAACCTAGTTCGCCAACGGTGCAACCGCTTGGCAGTGAGCCACTCGTTGAAGCTACGACCATGGGCTTGCTGTGCATGAGTCCGCTCATGTCTATCGTTCCAGGATAGGCTCCTGTAAATGCCGTTCCTCCGTTGTAGTAGAAGTACGGATTTACGGCTATCCCATTACTCCCCGACCCCTGGATGACGTAATCGGCCGTCAACCCAGAGCCGGTGACGTTCCCTCCGGCGATTAGTGCGCACCCCGTGGCGTTTCCACTTGCCAGAATGCCCGTGGGCGCGTAGCCCGTGGAGCAGAGGCTGGGAGCCGCTGCCAGTGCGGTGGCCGTGCCCGCGTTGCCGGTGGTCGATTGGTTCAGCGTGGGAA